ATCTCGCCGTCGAGCGAGGCCAACGGCGAGCTGACGGCCATGGGCCTCGTGCTCGGCCAGCTCGGCGGCGCCGTCTTCGGCCTGGCGTCGGGCTTCGTGAACCTCGGCGTGGACATCGGCGGCGTGTCGGCGGCGGCCGCCGCCTTCCTCTCGCTGGACTTCGATGAGGCCGGCCGGCGCTGGGACACCTTCCTGGCCGACCGTGCGGCGCGGAACGAGGAGTTCCGAGCGGGCATGCAGCGGATCACCGATCCGCGCCTCGCCCGGGCAGGGGCCGACAGCACCGGCCTGCTGCCGCCGGAGCAGCCAATCCCGCTGCCGCAGGTCGACGACTTCGGGCTCGAGCTGTTCAACGCCTCGGAGGCCATGGCCGCCGAGGTCGACCGCTACGTCGCCCAGTACGCGGCCGGCGCCGAGAAGATCAAGGAAGCCAAGGCGGCGAAGGCCCCGGAGGCCAGCTTCACGGACGCCGCTGGCTTCCTGGCGACGGCGCAGATCGAGCTCACCGAGGACCCGCTGGCGCGGCTCAGCGCCCAGTTCGAGCAGGAGCTCGCGGCCTACGCGGAGCAGGGCACGCGGCTCGTCGAGGCCGGCGTACTCAGCGAGGACCAGCGCGCGCAGGCCATCCTCGCCCGCCGCCAGGCCAATGAGGCCGAGCTCACGCAGGCCGCCGAGCAGGCCCAGGTCGACCGCGCGGCGTCGCTGCTGTCGCTGGAAGCCGAGGCCGCGGCGTCGGAGGGCGAGGCCGCCCGGCTGCGCCTCGAGGCCAGCCTCCTGCAGCGGCAGGAGGCCATCCTGCAGGCGGCCGGCAGCGAGGAGGCGGCCCTGCGGCTGACCGCCCAGATCCGGGCGCGCGGCCTCGCGCAGATCGAGAAGCAGGAGGCCGACCACGCGGCGCGACTCCGCGAGATCGAGACGCGGAAGTGGCGCGACCAGGTACAGGGCGCCATCACGGGATCCGGTGCGCTGCTGTCGCTGTTCGCGTCGAGCAACGAGCGCGCCTTCCAGATCCAGAAGACGGCGGCCATCGCGTCGACGCTCATCAACGCTTACCAGTCGGCGTCCGACGCCTACCGGAACGCCCTGAAGGACGGCGGCAACCCCTACGTCGCGGCCGGCCTGGCCGCGCTGGCGTCGACGGCGCAGCTCGCGCAGGTCGTCGGCGTGCGCGGCGTCACGCTCGGCGGGGGAGGCGGGGGCGGCTCGGTGTCGGTGCCGTCGACGCCGGTGACCGGCGGCGGGGTGTCCGAGACCACGAGCGGCGACGCGCCGTCGCGCGAGGTGATCCGCAACAGCGAGCGCTTCCCGACCTTCCCGTCGGCATCCGCGGGGGTCGAGGTGAACGTCATCAACAACGCGGGGGCCAACGTGTCAGTCGAGGAACGCACCACGCCGAGCGGCGCCCAGATCATCGACCTCGTCGTCAGCACCGTGGCTAACGACATCGCGACGAACGGCGCGATCGGCCAGACCATCAGCCGGCGGTACGGAAACCAGCCGCGGCTCGGGCTGCGCGCGTAATGGCGACGCTCTGGCCGGTGTCGCTGCCGCAGGACTGGGAGGCCGACGGATTCAGCCGGGCGGCGAAGGACCTCGTCATTCGCTCGGAGCCCGACGCGGGGCCCGAAATGACGCGACCGCGGGCCACGGCGTTCCCGAAGCTGATCACCTGCAGCGTGGCGCCGCTGAGCGCCACTCAGGTGGCGACGCTCGACGCCTTCTGGGAGGCCGAGGCCGGGCGGCGGTTCCAGTGGAAAGACCACGCGGGCAACACGCGCTTCTATGCCTTCCGGGCCCCGCCGTCGCTGACCGCCATTGCCGGCGGCGCCCTGTTTCGCGCCCGCCTGGCGCTGACTGAGTACGTCACCGAGTTCGGAGGCGCCTGATGCCACGCGTCGTCTCGCTGACTGCCATGCGCTCGGCGCTTGCCCAGAACACGGGCGAAGTCTGGGTCACCCTGCTCAAGATCACCCACCCCGACCTGCCAGCGCCGCTCTACTTCTGCGACAACACCGAAGCGGTCGTGCACAGCGGCAACAGCCACGCACCGGCGCCGTTCTCCTGCACGCTGCCGAGCGATGAGAGCGAGCGCGAACCTACAGCCGCGCTGTCCATCGCCAACGTCGACCGCGGGCTGATCGACGAGGTTCGCTCGATCTCGAGCGGACCGACCATCGAAGTCAAGGTCGTCCTCGCCAGCAGCCCCAACACGGTCGAGTACGGCCCGGTGACGCTGAAGGCGAAGTCGGTAACCTATGACGCGAGGTCGATCACCTTCACGCTCGGCTTCGACGCATTCGAGGTCGAGCCGCTGCCCTGGGTGCGCTTCACCCCCGAGTTCTTCCCGGGGATGTTTCGGTAGTGGACCCGACGCCCTACATCGGCCTCCCCTATGCGGACGGCGGTCGCGGCCCGGAGGCATTCGACTGCTGGGGGCTGGTGCGCCACGTCCTCGCTCGGGAGTTCGGCGTCGAGCTGCCGCGCTACGAGTACGGCGGCGTCGAGTCGCGCCGTGATCTCATCGACTCCCTGGCCGAGGACTACCGGCCGGCAGCCCCGCAGGCGGGAGCCATCGCGCTGTGCCATCTGCCCGGGCGGCGGCCGCACGTCGGCGTCTGCGTTGACGCCGTCACGGTCCTCCACACCCGCGAGGCCACCGGTGCCGTGCTCGAGCGCATCGACAGCCATCTCATGAGGAACGCCATCCGTGGCTTCTACCTGCCGAATCCTCGCTCGTAGCAGCCCGGTCGCGGAGGTCATCGAGGCCGAGGCACCGGCGGGCTTCGCCCTGGCCGATCTGCTGACGGACGGCGGTCGCTACTTCGTCGAGGTCGACGGCCGCCAACTCGACGAGCCCCGCGAGTACGTCATCGGCTCCGACGACCGGCTCGTCACGGTTGTCGGCGTTCCGGGCGATCCGGGCAGCGTGGGCTACGCGGTCTACAGCGCGTTCATCGCGATCGGTGCGAGTTCCGGCGTGGCCGTGGCGGCGGGCAGTATCGCTGCGGCGCTCACGGCAGGCCTCGCATTCGTCGCTACCTACGGAGGCTACATCGCCGCCGCCGCAGCGCTGGTCACTGTGGCGACGTTCGACCCGCCGAGCACCCAGCAGAGCGGCCCGCCCGAGCAGCAGAACACCATCACCGGCGTCCGCAACCGCTTCGCGCCCTACGCGCCGTGCCCCATCGTGTACGGCAAACGCCGGATGTTCCCGCCCATGGCGGCGGCGCCGTTCACCGAACTAGTCGGCCAGGACCAGTACCTGAACCTGCTGTTCCTGATCAGCCTCGGTGACTGCGACCTGTCAGCGATGCGCATCGGAGACGCCGACGCCGCCACGTTCGACGGCATCGAGGCGTCGCGCCACTACCCCGGCCCCCCCGACTGGCCCGTCGTCACCGACTCGGACGTGAACATCCAGCTCGACGACGAGGACTGGACCGGCACGCCGAACCGCCAGCACACGGTGACGACTGCGGCGAACAGCACCGCGGCAGCCATCGACTTCAACTTCCCAATCGGCCTGCTCTACACGAACTCGAAGGGCGAGCGCCGCGCAGCGCGGGTGCACTTCCGCGTGGAGTACCGCCTGCAGGGCAGCGGGACGTGGCTCAACGCGCGCGACACGGCATGGATCACCACCACGCGCGGCGACAACACCGTGCTGGGGTCGCCTGGCCAGCCGGTCCCTAGCAGCGTCGGCGCGATCAAGGCGAGCGCGCGCCGCGACCGAAAGGTCGTCGGCAACGTGGTGTCTAAGGCGGCGAACACGCCGGTTGCGGGGACGACTCGGATCACGGTGAGTTCACCGATCGAAGCGTCTGCCGAGCGGCGCTACCGTTACTCAATGGGACGTCACCAACGCGCTGGCCGCCAACTTCGATGTCGGCGAGACGGCGTGGGCTGTGGAGATCGGCTCGCCAATCGACTTCGTCATCTCGGAGAAGTCCAACGACGCATTCCGGGCCGGCCTGAAGTTCCCGCTGGGCGCGGCCGGCACCTACGAGATCCGCGTGACCCGCACGTTCCTCGAGCAAGAAAACACCTTCACCAATAACCCGACCTTCCTCGCCAACCCCACGACCAAGCTCATCGAGTCGCAGAAGTACCAGCAATTCATGGCGTGGGCGGTGCTGCACTCGTACAGCGAAGACCAGGCGGTGACTCTGCCGGCGTCGGTCGACGCGACCTTCCTCAAGGTTCGCATCAAGGCCAACGACCAGCTGAACGGCCAGCTCGAGGACGTCAACGTCGTCGCCGAACGCAAGCTGCGCTACTGGACGGGCTCGGCATGGGCGGGTCCGACGAAGACGCGCAGCCCTGCATGGGCCTTCCTCGACATGCTCGTGAACCGATCGATCAACCAACGCGGCTACGGCGAGGCCGACGCGGCGGCGTACATCGACCTGGCCGCAGTGAAGGCCTGGCACGATGGCGTGATCACGACGGAGTCGTTCAGCTATGACGAGGTCGTCGACTACCCCGTCAGCGTGTACGCGGGCCTGCGACGTGCTGCGGGCGTGGCATGGGCTGGCCTTGGGCTCCCCGACGGCAAGTTCTCGGTGACCCAGGACGTCAGCGCGAGCCCAGTGCAGATGTTCACGCCGCGGAACTCGTCGGGGTTCTCGGCCGTGAAGAACTTCGCCGACCTGCCGCACGCCCTGAAGGTCCAGTTCGACAGCGAGGAGACCGACAACCGGCAGGACCAGATCGTGGTCTATGCGGACGGCTACACCTCGGCCAATGCGTCGAAGTTCGAGTCGGTGCGCCTGCCCGGCGTCACCGACCCCGACCAGGCGTGGAAGCTCGGCCGGCGCATGATTGCCCTCGCGAA